GGATAGAAAACTAGCTGACTTAGATGCCGAGCTAACAGATAAGGAGAGTAAGTGAATACCGAAGTTGATAAAGTAGTAGAGAATATAGATCGTATCAGAGACCAGTATAAGACGCGTGACGCATGGCAGAATGGCGATAGGATGAGCACTGATTTAGGTATGCTCAGTACGTGTAATACATTTCTGGCAGAGATCATACCTCAGCTAGAGTACGAGCAGGATCAAAAAGAGCTTGAGTATAAGAACTGTAGAGAAGAGCTATTTATTAAATACTCAGATGAACTAGACCCCAAGAATGGTAAGTTCTACACGGTAGACAAGGTAAAGGCATTAGCCGGTACCAACGAAGACGTAGTAAGAATGATAGACGAATACCAACAGTTAAAATATAAATACAGGTATCTGTCAATGAAGCGTGTTGATACCAATAACCTGATCGACGCTATGCGCTCTAAGGTTTCATATCTCAAGACCGAACGCGAAAAAGCTTGATACTTGTAGACCGCTAGGCTTTGTTCATAATAGGGATATGAACGCCAAAGAATTTCTAATTCAAGTAATCCACGAGCTATCAGGCGAAGTGCCTACAGTCGATATTGTCGAGGGGCAGGGGATTATTTTTCAAGTTGGCGTACGTGGCAAGGTAGCGCGTGTAGTTGGTAAAGATGGCAGAACGATAGCCTCAATTAGAACTATCGCAAAAGCCATAGGCTATAATGATAATCACAATATCGGAGTGATGTTAAATGAGCCGTCTAGTAGACCAGACTAAGACCGATACCCAAACTGAGATGACAGCGTTAGCTATGATCGCGCGTGGTGATACGCAAAAGTCTGTAGCGGGTGAGCTTGGTATATCTCAAACTACGGTACACGCAATCACGAAGCGCAACAGTGAAGTCTTAAAAGTTATGCAATCTAAAATGGTCGAGCGTAGTTTAAGCCTAGCAAGTAAGAACCACGAACTAGCTATGAAACGATTAGAAAAACGATTAGAGGACGACGAAGCAGTTATTGAGACAAAGGACTTGGTATCGGTATCACGTGAGATGTTTTCACAGTCTCAGCTTGAAAAAGGCAAACCCACCTCAATTACGAGTGGTACGGAAGTCGAGTCTCAAGACAGGCTAAAATCGTTAGTCAACGCGATTGAGTCAGGCGACGAAGTTGTGTTAAGCCAGATTGTGTTTAACCCCCGTGATTAGCGTTAAACGATTCAGGGATAACTTGTATCAAGTTTTCACTACGTACGCTCTTACAGGTGGTACGCTTGAGGTAAGTTACAGAACAAAAGTCTTCGAAGTTACCATAAAACCAACCTCAAAAGTAATAAAATCAGTACATAGAAGCCACCAAAAAAGTCAGTCAGTCTTAAAAGTTGTGGCCAGTGAGTGTGAGAATTGTGGTGATATGACGCTAAACGATGTATGTATGAACGTAAAATGTGATAGTAAGGTAGGGGCGATACGTGGCTAGCAATAATGTTGGCACTAGGAAGTCTCAACCTGGCAATTCACAAAACGCCCAAAGTGGTGAGATAACCAATATTGCTAACCCAAGACAATACCCCTCAAGCGCTACGCGTATCACCGGTAAGGGTCACGGTAGTAGTACCGCCTATTCTGGCAATCGCGCAAACAAGTATAATTCACGCTAAACGAAAAAGCCCCGAAGGGCAGTTTCGACTCAAGTTTGCACTATAAGGTATTTAGCTCCAGTTAGTACCGTAGTAAATTATCCCTACTAGTAAGAACGTAAAGATAGCTAGTAAGGCTGCTCCAAGCGCTACAATCAGTATTCTAAATAGGATTCTCAAGGTGCTTACTACGGGCGCTATATTGTTTACACTTACGGGCTCTTGAGCATTTTCGCGAAGTTGCTCGTAATAAATATCATTCTGTTGGTTACTCATGTTATTTATCCTCCGCTAACCAACCGGCGCAGGGCGCGCTACCGCTTGGTGCTAATTCATTATGGGTTTCGCAGTGGTACCAATCGGTCCCGTCAGTATCTACGCCGTCGAGCGTGTATTCACAAGGTAGCACTGATACGGCTCTACCGTTCATGTACTCTAGATCCTCGATTATCTCGATCGCGCGCTTTAAGCCGTCAGTGTAGCCTTCGGTATAGTCAGCAGTCCAGTCTACGCCTTTTATGCTGTTGTCTTGGCTTTGGTGGTAGCCAATCTCAAACTTAAGTTGATCGTAAATATCCTTTTCCACGTTATACCTCAAGCTTCCCGGCGATAACTACGCCGTCATTATATGGTGTTACGTCCTCGTTTTGGTGCAAGAACCAATCGTAATTTTTTTGACTAATCCACGTGCCAGAAGGCAGGTAGCGGTTTAGTCTATCTTTAGTGGTTACTGTGTGCCAGTTGCCCGTATCGATCGTGATCTGGCCGTCCTTCTCAACAAGGATATTAGTATCGTGTAAGCGGATCGACCTCGTATCGCCATCTACAATCAAGTACGTGTTATTGGCAATCTTTTTGGCTTTACTCTTGCCAGTCTTTTTGAACAGTCCAACGTATACCTGAAACTGGCCTACGCTCGTAAGCTTGGCAGTAAGTGGCCCATTCTCATTGATACAACGTTCTAGTTCAGTATTAAAGTTAGCCGGGGTAAGGGCAGGCTCTGATTCAAGACCCCAACCGCTTGAGTCTACAAAAAACGTTTCGACTAATTCATAGCCTTTGAGCTGCATTGACTCAACCGAAGCTTGGCCCGCGCTATATACACGGTCTAGGTTATCAAGTGTAATTTTCATTGTGGTGGTTATCCTTCTGATCTTTATCAATCTATTGTTGGCTTGTAAGGCCACGCCGGGGCACTAATGCCCTAGCGTCACGCTATAAGCTGTATACTCTATCCCAGTTGACTACGCCGTCTTTACTGATTATGCGATTATCAATGAGATTCTGCGCTCCTCGACCGTAAAATCCTTGTAAGTGCCAGCAAGTGCCGGTTTCAATGAGATATGCCCATGCGTTCATGCTTTGTTCTAGGGTTGGATTCTCTTCGGTGAACCCTTCGATTATCCCACAAGCGTCATACGACGATGTGACGTTTTGTACTGGTAGTTTTGGCTTATTCATGCTATTATTATCCTATGTTAGTTACTTATATCAGGCGGGGTAGAGCCTACCGATGTTTGAAAATCGGCAAGCTCTATATCCCTTTACGCAAACTTTAGTTCTGGTACTACTTGGTAACCGATCGCGTCTTGATGTAACACGTCCTTTAAACGTTCAATTGTTTGCATTATCGTTACTTGGTCGTCGTTGATTGTTACAACGGCGGTAAACTCTTTTTGACCTAGCCAGTAGCCGACGGCCTGTTGGATTGTAAAACCTTCGTGACGTTCTGAAACAATCGATTCTATGGTATCAAGCTCAAGTAATTTAGTTACGTTGTTTGAGCCAATGTATAGAGTGTAAGTATTCATTTTCATTGCCTTATTTAATGGTGGTTGCTAGTAAGTACATTGCTAACGCTACTAGAGCGTAGATGATACCAGCGTTATGATTCATTCTAGCGTGGTACGCGTTGTACTGTTTTACGTTGTCAAATTTTTTCATTGGTTTTACCTTTTTACGTGGTAGTAAGTGAATGTATCACTATATTGAGTATACGCCCATACGTTCTTATAAGTCAAGTACTTTATTGTACAAAAACGGGGCAATTAGTAAAAAAGCCTCAATCCCCTAGTTCTTTACTAGCCTAGTCTTACTAGTGTTACAGTATCGCTCAAACCAAACGGCGCAGCTTATATAAGCCCTGTTGTACCCTAGTTTACCTCCTACTAGCCTAATAACGTATGATTATAAGCCTATATAAGACACGATAGCAGACCATCAGGTACTGTATGACCTAGTAGAATAAACAGTCCAATGTCGTACAATACAAGCGCATACATCAGTACGCTTAAGTAGGAGGGTTAAAAGTTTACAATAGTAGGGGGATTGCTTCTATTAAGGCATATATCAGTCATTATAAGACCCCTATAGTAACCCGATTAGTCTCTTATATAGTAGTTATATATGTATTAAGTGGTATCCCCAGCGCGCGTATAAAATTTTAGAATAGACATACCACGTACATAGTATGTACACAGTAGTACATACGTGGTAGTATGGCTACATACTACATATGTAAGGAGATACCATGAAAATAGCTACATTAATATTCGCCTGGGTAGAAGCAATTGCCGGAGGGTTTTATTTCTTATATGGGATGAGCCAAATCTCCAACGATTCAGCTACCGCCTTCGGTGGGTTTATCTTAGGGGGTTACTTATTGGCCCAGGGTGTCGTAACAATCATCCACGTAACAAGGAGTGCAAATGCCAAAAGCCACTATATGGATTAGAGAAGAAGATTTCGATGCTTGGGAAAAGATCGGTGATAGGCCGCAGTTTATTTCTGATGCTATTAACGGACGGAAATATGACGAGGTGCAACTAGCTGAAGGTTATCCAAAAACCGACAAGACACCCCCACCGGTTTTAGATGATCCTAATATTGATATAGCTGCCAACTTATTCGCTGGTAAATGTAAAAACGGCCACCCCTCGGCTGATGGGAAGCATTGTCTTAACGTAGGGTGTGTATACTCATGAAGATCTTAATTGTATGCGATCATGGGAATAACCGATCCGTCTCGATCGCTCAGAGACTTAAATACTGGGGGCATGACATTCTAACCGCCGGACTAGAAACGAATGATAAGAAGACTCTCTGGATGTTATATGAGTGGGCGGACCGGATTATCACTACGTCCCGGGGCCAACATGTTTATGGGCATTTCCAGGATAAGGTCCAGTTGTGGCAGATTGGTGCGGGTGTATACCCGCGTCCACTTAATAGAGAGCTCCTCAAAAAGATCGATGTATTGATGGATGAACACGCTGATGAGTACCGACCCTTGCGTCCCGTTAAACAATAGAGGAACATTAACTTATAAACGGATTCAAATCCAAGGAGCTCATATGTTATTCCGAATTGGTGCAGGTGTATTCTTTCTCTTAACCCTATTAGTGGACTTCAGCGTTCTGACCCCCACTCATACTGTAGTGGTCCTAACAGGCATTGCGGCCTCTGTCGCGCTCCTAGGGCTCTTATATGACGCGTACGGCTCATACGGACACGGACCCAGACTATGAGCATCATCCTGGTAATCTTTATCGTTATCCTAGTGATCGTAGGTCTTAGAGTCTTGTTATGAGCACGAAGCAGGGTATTAAACCGGCTACGAAGTCGGATAAGAAGATGTCGAAGAACCACATTAAGGCTGGCAAGAAGCTTCTCAAAGAGTCTTTGAAGTACAATAAGAAGCATATGGAAGACCATAAGGCTGAAGTTGTTAAAGTTAAAAAGCAATTAAAGAGTAAGTATTCGACCACACGAACATAAGGAGCCTGAATGTTAGACGAGGCCCTAACCGAAGCTGAACATCTAGCTAAATTAAAGATAGCCCAACGCTGCCAGACCGACTTATATTTCTTGTGTAAGTATATCCTTGGCTATTCCCTAATGACCGAAGCGGTCCATGGAGATCTCGCAGCCGTTACTCAGTCTCTTTTAGGTGGTGAGATCGGAGCTGTCTCAGAACACAAGCGCGAGGATACGAAAGATGGGCATACCTTCGGGGATCAATTCGATCCGAAGAAGAACTGTCTGCTTCTTTTAATGCCCCGAGGAACTTTCAAAAGTTCAGTCGTAACGATTGGCTTCTCTCTTCAGTGGATTCTAAGTAAGCCTGATGATCGGATTCTAATCGACTCTGAAACCTTCTCGAAGTCAAAAGCCTTCCTCTCAGAGATTAAGGGACACCTAGAATCAAACGAGAAGTTTAGGGATGTCTACCACACCATTCATGGTTCATACCCGGATTCGAATAAACGAGATGCCCTATGGAGTGACTCTCAGGTTAATATCTCAGCCCGTAAGAGACCTCGTAAGGAACCGACCTTCTCCTGCGCCGGGATCGACGTGACCAAGAACGGGATGCACTACGACCTTATTGTGATGGACGACCTCCACTCCGAGAAGAACGTCACCAATAAAGATCAGATCGAGCAGGTTAAGGATCATTACAAGCTGGCCTTCTCCCTATTAGATCCGGGCTGCCCCCTAATCGTGATTGGGACTCGCTGGGACTACAACGATGTCTACCAGCATATTCTAGATTATGAGATGAAACGATTTAACGTCATGGTTCGTAAGGCGATTCTAGATGACGGGAGCCTCCTCTTCCCGGAAAGATTAACCAAGGAGTTCCTTGATAACACCCGTGAGTCCCAGGGGTCTTATATTTTCTCTTGTCAGTATATGAACGAGCCGGTGGATAATGAGACGGCCACATTTAAAAGATCTTATATGAAGAGAGTCGACTGGGCTCTGGTTCAGGACCGACCCATAAACTGGTATATGATGGTCGACCCGTCTTTCGAAGGGCCGTATTCAGATTATGTAGCAGCCGTTCTTGCGGGGATGGACTCTAACCGCGAGATCTATGTTAAGGAAATCTTCAGGCAGAAGATGAACTATGCCGGGATTATTGATCTCTTATTTGATTGGTACGCGACCTACAATCCGAAGCAGATCGCCCTGGAGACAATTGCGGCGCAGAAGTCATTGCAGTATATGTTAAATGACGAGCAAAAACGTCGAGGGGCCTGGCTTCCCGTAACTGAGATCAAATCTAGATCTAAGTCTAAGGAAGAGCGTATCAGGGGCTTAGCACCTTATTATGAGTTCGGACACATCTATCACGTTAAACAGTGTTCCCAACTCGACGAACTAGAGTATGAACTCCTGCACTTCCCGAAGGGAAAGCATGACGACATCATTGACGCTCTCGCTACGATGCTTGAGATCGCTACCCCGCCTAACCACAACACCATGTCGGAACAAAGCCGGGGTCGCAAGAAATATCTACAGGGGTTAAACAAGCCTCGCTCACCCGTAACAGGAATATAAGGAACCAGAATGGCATTAGATTCAGAGTTTGATTCATTAAGTCTATTAGAGCAAGAAGCTGCTCCTTATAATGCGATCTCGACATCTTATAATCCCGGCAAGCGTGAACGCGAAGTCCGTAGAATTATCTGGCAGCGATACTACGCCATGCAACTTGATTCGCTTCGTAAGGAAGCTGAGGGTGATTGGGTAGCGGCTGACCAGGCTTACCGTATGTGGGTACCTGAAGGTTCTCCTGACGACTGGCGAGCTAACCTCATGCTCCCTGATGCCTTCTCAGCGATTCAGGTACAGATGCAAGAAACTATCTCTCGTAAGTCACGCCCGGCTCTTGCCCGGACAACCGACTCTGACCGAGGCAGAGAGAAGTTTGCTAACGCAATTATGAAAACAAATATGGACCGGACTGGTTTCGACTACCAGTTCTTCCAGGCTAAGCAAGCTGCCGCGATTCGTGGGACGGCTTTCCTTTGGGACTACTGGAGAACCGATAAGCGAATGATTAATGATGCTGTATCGGTAGACTCAGACGGTAAGATAACCTACAAGAAGAAGGAAGTCATTGATTTTGATGATGACTACGCCCAGTTTATTGAGAATGAGTTTGTCTTTATCGACCCGGCTGCTCACCACATGGAGGACGCGATTGACGCTATCGTCCGCCAGGTTATGCACATCGACGAGTTTAGGAGAGTCTTTGGGAACAACCCTGATTATATAAACATCGACATGGTGAAGGCCGGTGGTGACACCTCGTCTAAGGGTTTCTTCAAGCAGCAGAAGGACATGACAACCTATGACGTTGAAGTCCTGCGGTACTGGAACCGAGCTAACGACCAATACTGGATGATGGCGAACAACGTAGTTGTCCGTACGGGTAATATGCCCTCGAAGCACAAAGAGATTCCTTTGGTTGCGGTTTATCAGTACCAGATCCCCGGTAGATTCTGGGGTATGGGTATTCCGAAAGTTATTTGGAACCTCACCGAAGAGCGCAGATCTATTCGTAACCTGAACCTCGACCGCCAGAAGATGCAGATCAATAAGATGTTCTTAGTTAATGACCTATTCGACATTGACGAAGAGGAAGCCGTCGTACGTCCTCACGGATTTATCCGGGTAAATGCTCAGGGTCAGCCCCTATCGAGTGTGATGCAGCCCCTAGAGTACGGCGATGTCGCCCCGTCTTACTTCCAGACCGAGGAGATCTTATTAGATGACATCCGTAGAGCTACCGGTATTAACGATCCGGCCGAGTCCAACCCGTCTGGCGGTACCGCGACCGAGGCAGCGATCTTAAAAGAGTCTGCCGTGAAGCGAATCAACCTTATCTCCGAGCTCCAGGAGATGGACTCCCTTACCCGACTGGGTAGGCTTAAGTGGTCGAACATTCAATTCTTCTATCCCGTACCGAGACTTGAGAAATTATTTGAGGATGGTGAAGAGAAGACTAAGAAGATCTACCGTAACATCACCACTAAGGGACAAGAGTTCAGCCTACAAGTCGACGAGAGTGGTAAGAAGTCTCTGATGGTTAATGATATTGCCGGATCGACCAGTTTCAAGCTCGATAAGACCTACGCTACCTTTATGGGTGGAGACTACGATGTCACGATGGATGCCGACGCTTTCGCTACGGCTCACGTATCTAAAGCCGTTCAGCAGTCTAAGATCACTGAGATGCTCTCGATCGTTGCTGGTCAGGTAGCTTGGATGTCACAACTCGACCCGAATAAGAGTATGAACCGATACTTAGAAGTTATGCAGGAGAACCCTGATGACTGGATGAAGGGTAACGGTAAGAGCCCTGATGAGTGGCGACAACTCGCTGATTGGGAGAATACCATCATGGCTCAGGGCCAGCCTCTCTCCCCGACTGAGGATGCCACCACCGATCACACCACCGAGCACTTACAATTCACCAAGACCAAAGCCTTTGATGAACTCTCGATGCCGATTAAAAAATTATTCCAGCTTCATATTATGGGTGAGGACAAGAACAACCCAGCTTCTAATGGTGGTGCCGGTCAGATGAACCCGAGCTTCGGACAAGAGCCTATCCCACCTGATGGTCCTGTACCCTCTCTAGGGACTCCACAAGGCCCAGGACAAGTTCAGCCCGGCCAAGGACCAATTCCCGGTCAGAGTGCTCCTATAGGCTCTCCTGTGGCCGCCCAGGGTGGCCCTATGCAAGCACCCAACCCAATGCAAATGCAGGGTGGCCCATCACGCGGTCCCGTTCAGAACGTCCAGGTAGCTGACATTGGTGCCTCAAATACCGGCCAAAGTAGATAGTTTCGAGATAGTTGACGCTCACTCCTAGATTGCTCAAGATAAGGTTATGAGACTTACGAAGAACGATCGTCTTTTACTTGTCAACTTATACGAGTCCGACGAGTACAAGGCCCTACGAAAGATGCTTTCCCAACAGCAGTTACAAATTGCTCAGGAGAGTATTTTCTCTGAGGACATGAAAGCAGTAGGTTATCATCACGGCCAAGTTCAGATGATCCGATGGCTAGACGATGCAGTTAAGTCCAATTATAAACGTCATAAGAAGGGGAAAACCTAATGGCAGATCAAGTAGGGTCGCTTACTCAGAATTACAAGGATGATTCAGTTAGGGCTAATAACCAAACAAACAAGTCCAATTTTGCCGGAACGAAAGAGTGGCTAGGCGGTTCTAGCCAGATCTCAAACTTTGCCGGTGCAAAGGTCACTAAGGGCTTTGGCCCCCAGGCTGGTTATCCCGGTCGTCACCCAGAGGGTGTAAAGGGCGGTAACTCAGACTTCCCCAAGGGCGAAACGAACAGTATGTAGTTGGTCAGGGGGCTCCCCGGAGCCTCCAAACCAGTTTCTAACTGGGCAATAGAAGTAAGGAAACTAGTTTAGTGAATTAAAACTCTAAATTAGACTGAAAGGAACACAACATGGCAGCACCCGAAACCGAGTCGAAAGAGTTGGATCAAGATGAAATCATCGAAGAGGAGGTAGAAAGCTCGGAAGAGCAAGACGAAACCTTGGAAGATGAAAGTCTTGAAGAAGACTTGGGAGATGAAACGGAAGAGGAAGAAGCGCAACCATCGTTTGACAGGGCATTTACTCAATTTCAAGGTGAAACCGTTGAAGAGTACGCCAAGAATTTAGAAGAAGGTTATCGGAACACATCCAAAGAGGGATTACGCCTGTCAGCTACCAATAAGGAGCTCGAAGTACGCGTCAATCAGCTCATGGCTGCTGTTGCTAAGAACCCCGAGCTAGCCGCTACCTTAAATGCAACCCAAGATAACAAGCCCGCCGCGCCCAGCGCAGCAATGGCTGACCCTGCTCTAGCTTATTTTAAATCTGAGTTTGAAGCGAAGATGGTGAAAGAGTACGACTCGTTCGTAGACGAACACCCTGAACTTACCTCAGACGAAACATTAGCTAACAAAGTCAACCAACGGCTTGCGAACTTCAGAAACGTAATTTTCGAGACTGAAGGACGACAGATTGGAATGCAGGAAGGGCTAGAGATGGCTTGGACATCACTTGGCTTACCATTAACCGAATCTAAACAGGAGGCTACCGCTATGGCAGTTAAATCACAGGCTTCGCAGCCACGTAAACAAGGTGGAAAGCCCACCGTAGCAGCGAGCAGATCTCAGTTCTCTGATGATCAAGTTGAGTTCGCACGACGACTCTACCCAGGACTCTCAACCGAGGACTTGGAAAAGAAGTTAAGCGAAAACCTTGCAGCGACCACCGCTTAAGTGGCTTGACCATTAGGTCATCTAACTATTAACTCTTTTGGAGAAACTAAATTATGGCAACCTATATCCGACCCGTTGGGCGGCTTGGCGGTCACTACAACACTGGTTCTTTTGACCTCGTTGTAAAAGCCAATACTACGATCACCCAAGGTGACTTCGTGAGTGTTGACTCGACTGGTTACGCTATTCCCTCCACTAGTGGACGTATCTGGGGTGTTGCAGCCGGGACTGTTGTTCAGGGTGCTACGGCTACTCTGACTGTTAAGGTCACTGTTGATCCCATGAACGTCTACTTAGTTCCCGTCTCAGGTACAGCTCTTACCCAGGCTAGTGTTGGTGAATACTTCACCCTTACTGGTGGTACTGGTGCTCAGCAGATTACGTCCAGTTCGGCTTCTAGCACGACTGGTCAGGTCTACTGCATCAACTACACTGGTGGTGTTGACCCCGTTCGTTCTAACGCTGGCTATGCCCAGGTCGTTATTGCTCAGTCCCCGTTCGCGATTTCGTAGACTATTTAACAAACTTAACATCAGGAGATTACCGCTATGGCAGGTACAACCTCACAACGACCAGCATGGCCTGATGTTCTCGATCCTAGTTTCCGTCTCATCTATGGCGAGGAACTGAAGCAGATTCCGACGAAGTACAACACTTTGTTCAACATCCAGACTTCAGACCGTCAGCTTGAGAAGGACAGCTCGGCATCAGGACTCAGCAAGCTAGTCGTAAAAGGCGAAGGAGATGCGATCACGTACGAAGACGCGCTTCTTGGTTATTCAGTAACTTACACACACATTACCCGAGCTCTGGGTTCCCAGATTACTCTCGAAATGTGGCAGGACGACCAGTTCAACGTGATGAAGCGTCGTCCACGCGACTTGGCTTACGCTAAGATGCGAACCCTTGAGCAGTTCTGTGCTGACATCTTTAATGGTGGCTTCACTCTCGGTGGAACAGGCTTAGCCCTCTTCACCGGTGGAGACGCAGTTGCTCTGTTCTCGACAGCTCACCCTCGTAAGGATGGTGGTGCTAACCAGTCTAACTACACTACTGGTGACTTGGCCGAAGATACCTTAGAGAATGCTCTCGTTGCGATGCGTCAGACGCTCGACGACAAGGGACAGCTCCAGTTGATTCAGCCTGATGTTCTCGTAGTTCCCCCGGCCTTGGAGAAAGAAGCTCGTATTCTTTTGAACTCGCAGGGTAGGACTGGTACCGCTAACAACGATGTCAACCCGTACGAAGGGGCTTTGCGCCTCGTAGTCTGGGATTACCTTGGCTCGGCTGCTGGTGGTTCGGACACGGCTTGGTTCATCATGGACTCTAAGTTCCACAAGCTAAACTACTTCGATCGTGCAGACCAGGGCATTGAAGGTCCTGACTATGACTTCGATACTAAGACGGCCAAGTGGTCTACCTTAGTTCGTAGCTCGGTCGGTTGGAGTGACTGGCGTGGTGTTTACGGTTCGAAGGGTGATAACTCTTAATCCGTTCCTTTAACAACTAACGTCTAGGTAAGTTGAGGGGCCGTTAGGCTTCCCCATAGGGTGGATTAACCCCTCAGCGATTCCTAGCATGGAGAAATACTATGGCTTTAGGCGATAGACGCTACAAGTTCACGAAGGCAGCTTTCGGGCTCGCTAACTATAAAAATGAAAAAGATATTCTAAAGTTCTCATTCGGTTATACTGATTACCACAAGTTAGTAGCGGCCGGTACAGCGACATACGTTGGAAGTGCTATTGCAAGTTCATCTTCGGTAGTAACGATCGTCACAAGCGGTCTTACGCAGCCAGATGTTCCTCGCGTCTTAACGATTACTCCGACCGGTACTACGGCTAACGTAGCTACCATGAGTGTCGTTGTTACGGGTACGAACGTAGAAGGTAAAGTTATCACTGATAGTTTCGCATTTGCAGCTACGGCTTCGACCGCGACTACTGGTAAGGCAGCCTTCAAGTCCATTACCTCGGTTACGATTCCTAAGCAAAACGGTTCGGGTGTTACCTTCTCAATCGGTACCACGAACCAGCTAGGACTTAACCATCGCTTAATGACTGGTCAGTTCGGAATGCGCGTTATCATCGATAACGGTACTTCAACGCTTGGTTCTGGAGGTGGTATTAACGCCGTCCGTTCACACTCGTTCGACGCAGCTCCAACGGTTGTTACTAACAACAGGTACATCGAGTTAAATAACATCACTCCGGTTACGACCCCTAATGGCACATACGCTTTCCGTATCGCCTACTACCTCTCGAACTGGAACCTGGATGGTCAGGAAGGTTACGAGCAGTACTTCACTTCTACGTCTACTTCTAGCTCGACGACCTCGACCTCTACTACTACGTCGAATACTACGTCTACTTCGACTTCAACCTCGATTAGCTCAACCTCGACCTCTAGTACATCGAGCTCAACGTCTTCGACCTCTACATCAACAACGACGCTACCATAGGAGATAACCAATGAGTCGTGTTAAATCTACAAATGAATATGCTAGCTTTCAGGCAGGGTTTGACTCTCAATGGTTGCACATTAGCGCAGGGGCAACTGGTCGTACTACGATCAGCCCCCGGCTTAATGAGCAGGTAACTCTGGGTAAGATTATCCTAAACACCGCTGGTACAACAACTCCGATTACATTGAGTGATAGTGTCAACGGGATGATCGCGAGTATCAACGAATCGACTAACCCTACTCATCTCCCCTATTCGATTGCGACCAAGACAAATGCTTCGCTTTACATTGATAACGGCGGTGGTGCAGACCTTACCATCGTCTTTAAGAACCATTAGATCATGGCAACGACTAAGAGCGAAAACTTTTGGGCTTCAGCCTCAGTAGGAGCAACGACTCGTTGGATTCACATTGATGCTGGTAACACTGGTCGTATTAAGATTGCTCCAAGAGCTGGTAATCGTATCGTCTTATGCAACGTAGTGGTGAACACTTCCGGAGCATCTGGTACTACTATTCTCAGTGATTCTAAGAACGGGGTAATTGCGTCTTTGAAGGCAAGCGTTCAGGAGAAGGACTATCACTACCAACTTCCTGTCTCTTGGAATAGTTCGCTCTACATTGACAACACTAGTGGGTCCGACCTTACAATAATGTTTATAAACTATTAAGGAGAGACTATGACTTGTATCAAATGTAGCAAAGAGTTTACCGAGGACGAAGGGTATATTAATTGTGATATTTGCGGAGATTTCTGCAGCGAAGGGTGCTTTAACACCTATCACGACGAACATCCCCACACTAAGGAATAAACCTAGGGAAGACCCTCCGGGGTCTTTTTTAGTTGACAGCGTAAGAATTACTTATTACCCTATAGAAAACGAGGAATCACATGGAACGAACGGTCTGCATTCTCACGAACTTTAAGGGGTACCTCAAGTCATATAGTCCGATTATCGTTGTCGGGGAACAAATCAAGATGCTAAAGCGAGCCGGTATTAACCCGGTTTTAATTGTCTCTGACGGCTGGAACCCACCGGAGGATTCTATCTTCTCCTCAGTTGAGACGAGGCGTATCGAGCCAGCTCACGTCTATAACGAGCCTTCCGAGTTCTCTGATACCGACCTAGAAGAGATCGAGAAGATCTATTCAGACTTAAATGAGATTCTTCCCGATAACGCAGTAGTTATCACCCATGACCTTATCTTCCTGCCTGACTACGTGAAGCACAACGTAGCTGCTCGCAGGATCGCTGAAGAGCGTCCTTCGATCCGTTGGATCCACTGGGTCCACTCAGCCACCTCACCCGGCTCACTTATTCGTGAGCGTTCGATGTACGGCGAGAAGTATCTTGAGTTACTCTCGACGAAGTTCCCCCACTCAATCGTGGCCTTCCCGAATGCCTACTCGATCCCGCGCGTAGCTAGGAACTTCGGTTACGAGGAAGACGAGGTAGTAGAGGTACCCCACTCATTTGACCCCACTGAGGGGATGTCAGCTCTCGTTCGTAAGCTCTACGATGATGCTCGTCTTGGAGATGCAGATATTATCATGGTTTACCCAGCTCGGCTCGACCGGGGCAAGAACTTAGAAGCCAATATCCGCTTTATTGCCGGATGCCATGAGAAGGGTCTAGATGCCAGATTTATCGTCTGTGACTTCCAGTCTACTGGCGATGATAAGGTCGTCTACCGTGAGGATCTTAAGAAACTAGCTGCCGAGCTTGGCGTAGGAGATGAGGTCTTCTTTATCTCAGAGGTCGACTCAGCTACGAATATGGAGATCCCACACTCAATGGTTATGGAACTCTTTACCCTCTCGAATGTCTTTATGATGCCTTCGAAGTCCGAGACCTACTCTCTTGTTACGCAGGAGGCTATGTCGCGCGGTAACTTCTGTATCATTAACCACGACTTCGCTCCCTTCCGCCAGATCTTCGGTGAGAACGCTATCTACCGCCAGTTTGGATCTAACATTGGCTTCGATGGACATGACGGTGAGATTACAACTACATTCTCAGATATTAATGCCTATTACCGTGATATGGCGACGAATGTTAAATACTGGCTTGAGCACGACAAAGTAATCGCAGCTAAGACCTGGGTGAGAAAGGAACGCAATCCCGATGCGGTATTCCGGAACTACCTAGAGCCATTACTGTACTTGGAGGACTAGTGAACACTTTTTCGATCGTAATACCCGTATACTCCGGATCTGTAAACAACGACATTCACTTCCGAGGCTATACCGTCCAGCGAGCGATCAAGTCGATCATGAATCAGCAGTACCCCCACTGGGAGCTCATCTTAGTAGATGATGGATGCGCGGACGGCTTTACCCCCGGAGTCTTGGACAAATTTGCCGAACAAGACTCTAGGATTAAGGTCATCCACAAGGATAATGAAGCCCGGGCTATTGCTCGGAATGTCGGCATGGAGGCGGCTACAAATGATTGGATCTGTTGGCTTGATAGTGATGATGAGTATGCTAGTAATTATCTGCGTGAGCTTGATCGGGCTATTACTCTACATCCTGATTACCAGATCTTTAACTTTGGATCCCTCGTCTACCACGGAGACCTTAGATCAAGCATACGAGAAACCTTCAAGCCAGATACTGAAGGACCTGGACACGTATGGTTTCGTGCTGGTGGTATCGGGGCTGGCTCCTTCATCTTTAAGAGGAGTCTATGGAATTCTGATGCAAAGTACCGTATTCCGAATGAAGTTAACCCGTACCAGTTTGCAGCAGCATCTCGCATCGATCTTAAGTTCCCTGCAGGAACACCAGACATTGACGATCCTGAAGGTGCCTTTTCTGATGGAGTATACCGACACGGCCTATCACTTGGAAATCCGTGGGGAGACGACTATGCACAGTTCTACAAGCTCACCCGAGACAATCACAGTCTGCCACTAGATATGCTTCTCTACATCCAGTACGTACGTTCTACAGAAGACTACGACTACTATGGTGAGATCTACCGCCCGGGGGACCTATGATCTACCGCATTGATATTGTCATGGTGACATGGAATCGTCCTGATCTTACGTTTAAGGCAATTGAGGCAATTCATAAGAACACCGACCACGATCACTACCGTTTAATTGTCGTAGATAACGGATCCGAGTTTGAGATGGTCCGTCAGCTTAGACAGCGACAAGATCGAGGTTTAATCGATACTTTGATCCTAAATGAGACCAACCTGGGCTTAGAGCCCGCTAGGAACCAAGGATTAGCTAGTGTTGACTCAGATCTCTTTATATGTGCTGATAATGACTGCCTACCTCAGCCTAGAGTAGATGGTAAGGACTGGATCGAGCTGTTAGTTAAATTAATGAAAGATAATCCCGACTACGCGGCTATCTCCTGTAGAACACAGGTGATGATCGGTACCGGTAACATTTTTGAGGAGGCAGATCAAAATGAAGACGATATTGTTGAGTTCCCGCATCCAGGAGGTTCCCTTAGAATCATGCAAACAAGCGCAGTACGAAAAGCTGGTGGCTGGCGCGATGAAGTGGGCGGAAGAGGAACTGAAGAGCGCTATATTGGTGGACGACTACACGAACTGGGTCTCAAGACAGGATTCGCAGCTAAGATTAAAACACTCCATCTCTTTGGAGATCGTACCAAGGGAACTGACCGCTGGGGATACCCTGAGGACTTCAGACCAGAGGATACAGGACATTCTGACATCTGGCACCCAGCTTTAGCTAATGGTGATGATCCAGAGGAAATAAAAAAGTATGTTGTCGATAATAGTTAAAAACTCAACAATCCCAGTCTGGATTCACAAGATCCTCGATCCTGAACTGGCTCAGATAGATCATGAGATTATCTTTACCAGAAATTGGGCTGAGGGTTTAAAACAAGCTAGAGGCGAATTCGTCTGTCTTGTAGATCGTACTTTTAATATCTCCCCCGGGTATTTTGAGAATCTCTACGAGATCATTGAAGATCACCCGACCTACAGGAAACTAGCGATGATCTCACCCTCTACGGGCCTCACAAGCTGGCAGGAACGTATTTATGGGTATAAGTATGACAACAACGCTGTCGTCGCCCAGAAGAAGCCCAGTAGTCTCTCGCCGTATCCTATTCAAATAGGCTATATGCCTGGTTCCCTTATCAGGCGTTCAGCATTAGGCTGGCTTGATCTAGATGCTAATACTAAGAATGAATCTATCGAATACTCCTTAAGATTCTGGGATAGGGGGCTAAGGCTCATCATGGATCCAAGATCTACTTACTATTCATTTACTCCAGATCTTGATCAAACCCACTATCTGAGTGAAGATCATCGCTTAGAGGTCGATCGGCTTAAGAGTATGTTTGAGAAGGAGTTTATATGATCCCCCCAAAGTACCTAAAGCCTGATACTTGGCCTCATATGTTCTTGCCATCTAGCCCAGACTTCTTTGATGCAGTAGGTACAAGGATGCACTACATGAAATGTAAGTATTGCCCTAAAACCTATGTTTACGGCAAGGAGGAGCGTCCGATGGAGCCTTGTCCGGTAAGAACTGATAAAAGCGAATATGCGAGGATACTACGATGAATGACAACTATTGGGATGAGCTTATGGGTACTGACGAGGGTGCAGCAAGTTACATGGATCTCTACGGAGAAGGTCCGGGTTGTGAGACTAGACTCACGATTGGTAACTTTATCAATGACGGGGAATCTGTCTTAGATGTCGGGTGTGGCCCGGGCTGGAACTACGACCACTTCAGGGAGTATGGCCCAAAGGTCGATAATTATCTTGGCTTAGACTATTCGCATCGTTTTGTGCGTGTAGCCAACAAGAGAAACCCTGGTCACTACCAGTTAGGAGACTGTCGTGCTCTAGAACAGCCAGACGGCTCGTATGACGTGGTTTTGCTCCAGGATGTACTAGAACACACCAATGGGTACGAGAAGCCTGTTACAGAGGCTCTACGCGTGGCAAAAAATCGAGTCATCGTTACATTTTGGCGAATGCATGGAGAAACCACCACAAAGACCAACGATGATGGTAAGGACGGCTACGGGAGCGACTACAACCAACGAGAGTGGGAAGATTACCTCAATAGCCTAGAAGCAGATGATATGATTGGGTCATGGCACCAGACCGAGAGCAGCCCAGAGGCTAATCGCTACCATCAGTTTTATATACTAGAGAAAGAAGGCTTATAATGATTTTCGACTTTGACGACTTCGGTGCTAACCACGTAATCTCAGATCAGTGTCAGGGACATGACTGTAGAGACGCGCTTGATAAGCTTCACTACGTTAATCCGTACTTTAAGGTGACACTCTTCGCAATCCCGGCTCTTATGACCCTAGAACTCCTAGAATGGTGCGAAGCTAACAATAGCTGGGTAGAACTGGCTGTTCACGGCTGGAAGCATACTTCTAACTACGAGGCTGACAAGTGGACGAAGGAAGAGGCTCTTGAAGTGCTCAGGCACCCGATGGTTGAGCAGTACTTCGTAAAGATCTTCAAAGCTCCGGGTTGGCAGATCTCAGAGGGCTGCTATGAGGCTCTCGTCGAAGAGGGCTGGGCAGTAGCTGACCAGGGTTACAACGATAACCGCCGCCCAGGAAGCCTACCTGCCTACATCAACCGTGACGGCACCTTCTTCGCCTACAACGGTGACTCAGGTACTCAGGAGGTAGAAACACCCGCCTGGCATGGCCACACCTGGAACTGCGTAGGTAATGGTATCTATGAGACCTACGATCAGGTAGCAGATCTGGTTAAGAACGCCGAGAGCTTCCAATTTGTCTCTGAGGTCCTCTAGTGGAAGCCGTTACGATCATTCCGACACTTCCTAAAAACAAAGCCTACGTAGAGCTCTGTGTACGAAGTCTTCTTGATACCACGAATATGTTAATCATGGTCGTCGTGAACTCGGAGAATCCAGAAGAGTTAGAAGAGTACGATCTAGACATTGAGGACGTAAGACTCATCATCGTTAGGGTCCCAAAACAGGGTCAATGCCATGCGGTCAATACAGGCGTGAAAATGCTCAAAAAGAGCGTCGATTACATCTTTATCTCCAATGATGATATGTACTATGCCCCAGGTTGGCTACAAATCCCAGATAAGAGTGATTACCTATGCTGGTCGCCTAATCTAGTAGAACCGACTAATAATCTAGGTTCAGCTCCCCCGTTCTTAAAACTAGATGCGGGCTTTACTCTAGATGAGTTTGATATTGAGAAAGTAGATGAGTTTGTAAAAAATCAGGTAACGTATGCTAACGAACCAGACGAAACGGGTTTTAACTTCCCGGTCTTTATTAAGAAAGATCTCTGGGACATGATCGGCGGGTATGATGAGTTCTACGACCCTTGGGGTTCTAACTCTGACACGGATCTTCAGACATTGATTGAACTTGCAGGTGTTCAGCCAATGAGGAACCGTGATTCGCTGGTTTACCACTTCTCGAATAAGTCAGATACCTTTGACCGTACTCACCAGGATGCGTGGCAGAGGAACTTCGATTACTATCGGGAGAAGTTCGGCTACACCCGTGACGATGAGCCTAAGCCTAATACGTGGATGGCTACAGGCATGGTTAATCGTGAGAAGCTAATCTTCCACCCGGACTGGGAGGATGAACATGCGAGTTCTTAGTATTGGGAACTTCACTACAGGCTGGGACGGTTCAATTTGTGATGAGGAGCATATTGCAAAGGCCCTAGAAGAATTTGGTGTTGAGGTTATAAGGTTTCAGCGTGAGAATCAGGTATCAGGAGGCTATAAGCATCCTAGTGCCTACCTAGACATAGACTTTGTACTACTAGCGCAATGGGATGGTTATGACGCTGACTTTATTAAAAGTCTACAAAAACCATTAGTCTACTGGGCATTCGATTATCAGGCAGACGGCCAAGAATGGCATGAGAAGCTTATAGCAGCCTCGGATCTCTACTTGAGTAAGAGAATAGCTGATTCTAGGTATCCCAACTGGCGGTGGCTCTCACAGGACTTCGCTCCGAGCTTCCTGCATCCATTTGATGAGGTAGAGCAGGATATTGACGTTCTCTTTACTGGAACCTATATCGACTATGCGACTGAGCGTAATAGTCTACTAAAACTAGTAGATGATAACTTTAATCTAACCATTCACTCTATTACACCAGATAGGTTTATAGAGCAGGGCTTTAAGAATGTTCATGGCCCCATTGTAGATCATGGGCTCCCTGAACTATATGCCAGGGCTAAGATCAACCTCTCGCTAGACGCTGTAGTTGAGGCTGGGTACTGGAGTGATAGAAACTTCCAAATTATGAGATGTAGAGGGTTTGTCCTATTCAGATACGTTCCTCTATCCGAGGCCACCTTTAAAGATGGAGTAATGTACTTCTATCACGGAGCTGACTTGTTAGAGAAGATAGCCCTGTATCTAAACCATGACGAGGAAAGAAAAACGATAGCGCAGGAAGGTTTCTTTATGTCTGAGACTGCGTGGTCGCGTGTTCAAGAGTTACTTATTATCGTAGGAAGCGTTCTGTGAAGATTGCGATCTTTGATCCCTATCGTGGTCGATTCACTAACGATATGGTGAATTGGTGGCGACGTGAGGGTCATGAGGTTAAGACTGATCTTTACTACGATCCAGAGCTAGTCTTATGGGCTGATCTTGTTTGGTTTGATACCTGTGACAATAATATCAAGTCTGCCACTAATCCCGGTGAGGCTATCCTCGGGGCTAAGTTCTTCAATAATACTGAGATCCCCTGGGATATGCATGAGATGGACCTAACGGGTAAGACTATCGTTTGTCGGCCGATTGATATTGAAGTCTGGCAAGGCCATCACGCGGACGCGCGCATCTGGGATCTCGTCGATCACTGTATCTTTATTGCTCCTCATATTAGAGATCTAATGATGGCCGACTCAAGACCGCAGGAATCTGATATGAAGATTCACGTTATCCCGTGTGGAGTGGAGTTATCACGCTGGACATATAAAGAGCGTACACCTGGTAAGAAGGTAGCTATCGTAGCTGAACGATGGGTATCTAAAGGTACGGATTATATTATTCAGTTAGCTATGATGTTGCCTACTTATGAGTTCCACTGGCTTGGAACAGATAATGATTACAACTGGGAAGCTGAATACCTAAGAGATAAGATTGCTAAGAAGTGTCCTAACATCATTCTTCATGAGGAATATGTTGAGGATTTAGATGAGTGGCTAGATGACAAGGACTATCTCCTCTCAGCCTCTCATAAGGAGGCTTTTGGCTATTCTATCGCTGAGGCTATGGCTAAAGGGATTAAGCCTATCGTCCATGAGTTCTACGGCTTTGAGCCCTTGTGGGGTGACTCAGGGTACACCTGGGCTACTCTTCAGGAGGCTTATGATCTTATTACTAAGTATGACTACTACTCCTCTGATTACCTGCATTACCTAACTAAGAAGGGTTATACGACTGATCAGATGATGGAACGAATAATGGAGGCTATAAATGGATAATACATTCGTAATCCCGATAATTAGAGAAGATCTGATCTATCGGTGTCTTGAGACCCTCTACAAGCACACACCGCCCAACTTCTATGTTTACATCGTAGACCAGACCCCGAATGGTCTAGATCAGAAGCTCTTGCGTGAGGCGTACCAGAATCTAATGGTTATTCGTACTCCTAAGACTCTCGTACACACTACGGGGAACCTAGGGTTCGCTAAGGCTACTAACCTGGCGATCAAACTGGTAGAGACCCCCTACTTTACGATGTGTAACGACGATGTGGAGTTCTTGAATGAGAAGTGGTGGCAGGGAGTTCTTGATACTTTTGATAGAACCGACAAGGCCACTCCTGATCGTCCTACGGTATCAGTGACACCAAGTTCGTTTAACTTCCCCGGCTGGAGCTTAGGGCGTGATACGAACCTCTCGATCTTGCCCTACAAGGAGGATTACTCAGAGGAGGAGTACGACTCACTCGTAAATGATGATCATTACTTAAATGAGCATCTAACCCTTCATCCTGATACGGTGATCGATGGTATCACTTTCTACTGCTCAGTATTCAAGACCGAGAAGTTCCTAGAGATCGGTATGCTCGATGAGAAGTACTACCCGGGTGGAGGCGAAGATTATGACTGGTGTTGTCTAGCCTATATGAAGAACTACCGATGCGTTGGTACAACGATGAGTTGGGTCTTCCACCACTGGAGTAAATCATTCGCTACGATTCAAGAGAAGGAGGCCGTGAAAGCTCTCATTGACCCGAGCCTTGTATGGAACCAGAACCACGTTAAGTGGGGTGAGAACTTCGATACCTGGGGCGTGAAGTGTCCTCAGTGTAATCAACAAATGCGAGTTAATGACGATCCGAATGTTGCCTGGTGCAGTAACGGCCACCCGCCCTATGAGATTCCCCTGGAAACCATTACACCTCTCTAGACCCTAGTTATCCATACCTACGGCTGTCATATTTTATCTATGGAATACGTAATTAGAATTAGGGGTGCTTTGTAATGGCACTAGCACTAGACGGCTCAAATACCGCCAATAACGTTGCTAAAGTTATTTCGTGTACCCTAACAACTACATCCACTAATGACTTAATAATAGCGGTTATAAGTACAGCAAATGCTGGTACAGGGGGTGCTACTTTTGTAGGGCTATCTGGCTGGACACAATACTTTCTTGAATCTCAGAGTGCCACTTGTGGCATTATGGTTTACTATACAACTTCAGCAAGCACTCTAAGTTCTCAGTCTATTGTTGCGACCTTAGGTGCTGTTGGTGAAGAACCATCTACAATGACCGTATTTGGTGTGAGTGGGGCAAACCTTACTACTCCATTCGATACTAACGTATCACTACCTGCTTTCTTGGGTAAATCCGGCTCAACTACCACCAACGCCGTGACGGGTGTTTCAACCTCTAATGCTAATGACATGATAGTTCAAGTAACTGGACTACCCAATACAAGTGGTGGGTTTACGGCTGGAACAATAGGTGGTAATACAACTACTCCAATCCAAAGCGGAAGTACTTACGCAGGGGTACAATACTCGATAGTATCATCAACTCAAAGCAGTATTACCTGTACCGCAAACTGGAC